GAGGAAGAATAGAGGTAGTTTGCATACCCGATATTTCCTTCCTCGGTATAGAGGTCATAGCCAAGCCGTTTCGCTTCAGCTCCGTTGTAGTGGAGGTTGATTTGGCACGCTCCTGTATCGAGTGGATTGATTTTGCCTTTGACGACAGTGCCATCGGGGTTGAACTGGCGCGGCTCTTCGTTCGGTTTTCCGGTGCTTTCACATGAGCAGATTCTCTTGAGGACGGGAGAGACATATTCCGTTGCGGGAGGATTATTGTTTGTTTGGGCGTCTATTGGTGTCGAAGTCGCAAAGGTACTTGCGGCTACGAACAGAAGTAGAAGATGTTGAATAAGCCATAACCTAAAGGAGTGTCATCCATTTCTCACCGCATGCTCGAATCGACTAAAGACGAGCTGTGGGTTGCCGGGCAGGATGCCAAGAACTATTGACGAGTCTTGACGACTGCTACGATTGCCTTCTGGAACAGTCCGAAAACGATTTCAGAAGCGTGCCACATCGAGAATACGAGTGGGGCAAGGACAACTGCGCTTTGAAGGATAATATTCGTCTGGCTGAGGAACGTATTTGACTGGTCTACCGTAAAGATCCCAGCGAACACTAGGAGGCCCGCAAGAGTCTTTGCGGTCGCTATGACCGTGCTACTAAGCTTGCTGGGGTCTACCGATGACGCTAATTTCCCGAAATTTAATGTTTCCATGGGGTAAAGTATGGATTCCGGGCGAATATCAAAACTACCCCTTCAGAAAGGGCAAAAGGGCCAGAAGTATGTCTTTTATACGTTCAAGAAAGGGCTGTTGTGCCTGTACTGGGAGCGTTTGCACCTGTTCTAGGGCCTTAGAGGTGTCTTGCACGACCTGTGCGACTACGGGCGCGATAGAGGCATTCTTCGGGAAGCCCAGTTCACTGATGTATGGTGGGTAGTGTGGCCCGATGTATCCATGCCCCTGTCGTCCCCAGGTTGGCCCGAATGAGTTAACAAAGTATATATAATTCTCGTCGTAGGAATGGAATACGACGAAATGGCCGTCTATTACCTGTGCGGGTGGGCGGATAGGGCAGATGTCTGATTCCTTCCATGAAGTCTGTCCGTTAGGGGCTGTCCAGAAGGTATTACCCACACTCATGAGGGCGATTACCACTTTGTTCTGGTAGATGAGGGATTTTATTTGCTCGAAGGTATACGGGCCGTTCGTGAACGAGTAGTTATCAATCGAGCCAAGTTTCGCATTATCGAGCATCGCTTGCGTGATGTACCGAGCGTCTGCGTAAGCGACATCATCATAAGTGACGTCATTCTCAAGCGGCTCAAAATCATCAGCTCCGGTGTTCTTCAGGGAACTGAGGATGTCGTACATGTCTGAACCATTTGAGGGGTTTTTGTCTGCACCATTCTTCTTTATGTCTGCCCACGTGAACCGGGGAGTTTTCTTGACTGTCTTTCCGTCATTAGCATCGAGGATTTGCTTCGCATGGACAGCAGCATGAGCACCACAGGCAGGACGATGTCCTTGATAGTGTACGAACGTGTCCCATGCGGATTGCTGCATGAACGTTGCTGGGTAAGGGACGGCTGACCCTTCAAAAACATGGTCACGGGTATCAACGGCGCGTGGCTTGCCTCCTAATTTTTCAAAAGCGTGCTCTTCCATAGAATCATGAAATTATTTATAACTTTCCGGCGCTTATATAAGCAGAAACTATCGGTATGAGTACGACAATAATTACAGTACCGACAGCTGCTATGCCTGCAAAAGAGAGTTTCAACTTCCCGACATCTTTCGTGAGTGTGTCGTAGTCTGTCTTTGAGATATGGTCTGCCTCAAGATTCGCTATGCGTGAGACAGTATTGGTCTTAATTTCAATGACATCCGCGCGCATACCCCGCATTTCGGTGCGGAGTTCGATAAGCAGGTCGTGATCGTTCTGAGTAGTATCCATAACTATTTGCGACGGCGCTTATCGTATTCGTTATAGAGCATATACAGCAGCAATATGCCTATGAGACCGTCCTGCCAGTTCTCCTCCACGGAACGTGCCGCCTTATAGGGAAGACTCTGATGCTGAAGCACGACCAGCATATCTGCCTGAATCGCCGTCCAGTTGATAGCCACAGGGTCGCCGACGTTATAATGATGCCCGCTCATGTCGCGTGGCGATGATGCGTATTGCGCGTATCGGTGGTCTACCTTCGAGACATCCTCTGCATAAAGGCCGATGTCCTGATTTCCGCTATCTTTGTATTTGAACAGCACAGGCTGAAGCTGCATGATGCGTGCATATGCCTGCTGGTAGGTGTCGTCCCCTTGCGGGTCTTTCACGAACTTACTCGACACGATACAAGACGACACGCCGCTATCTACCGTAAGCTCACCGCCCGCACGCTGACAGACGGCAGAATCTCCCGTTGCGAAGGCGCTAAGGCCATTGAGCGCGACTGTTCCCTGCGATGAGAGCGTACGCCACGGCGAGGTGGTGCCGATACCGACGTTTCCGCTATTGTTCGCGCTGGCAATCATGAAGGACGGCGTGCTGCTTCCGGCAACGCCTATCCATGCCATTGCCGTGGTCGAGCTGTTCGCACCAACCGTGAACTGACCTGTCGGCGTGGTGCTAGAGAGGCCTACTTTCAGGGTCGTTGGAGCGATGTAGAGGGCAGCCGTAAGACAGGTACCGCCGCCGTCGTTGAAGATGCCTCCGGCACAGAACGTACCGTTATTCGTCTCATACACCACATGCGTAGCTGCGCCGTACACGTCCATGGAGAAGCCGTTTGGCCCCGTGAAGTATGCGGAACCGGAGTTGCGCTGACCCATGAAGGCGACGTTTCCGTTGGCGCTAGTGAACGTCGCATTAACATCACCCGTAGTTGACTTGAAGTCCACGACCGAGAAGTTAGGGGACGTGTTCGACGGACCGAGGAACTGGAATGGTGAGGTGGTGATGGTTGTACCGAAGCCCACGCGTCCGTCGTTGCCGACGTAGAAGCTGGTAGCACTAGAGGAACCGACCACGAATGCTGCACCCGTTCCTACCGAAGCAGCCGTAGGGTTTACCGAGAATGCCGCGTAGGGGGTCGTGGTACCGATACCCACACGACCGTTCGTGTTGATGAATATGGTTGAGGTACCGACTGCCGTATTGGTGCCGGAGAGATAGGCGACTTGACCTGTTGTGCCGGTTACACCGCTCCCGCTACCGGTAGGAGTAGTCGTAGCAATAACTTTTCCAGTAGCATCTGCGGCTAAGAACGTACCTGCGGCCGTACCGAGCTTCGGCAGGTATAGGTCGCCAAGTGTGCCGCCTGCGGTCGCAGCACCGACGACCACATCACCACCTATAGAAAGTTTCTTATAGGGGGAAGTCGTACCGATACCGAAGAAGCCACCGCTCGTAAGGCGAGCGACTTCCGTGTTGTTCGTGCCGAACGTAAGTGGCTGCGCTGTCAGGGTGCCGACCGAAAGGCCCGTGCTGTTTGCGCCATCGGCGAAGAGGAAGACATGATCGGCGCGGGATAGGCCGAAGATGTTGCCGATCGCATTTGTCGAGCCGCCATTGAGCAATCCACCATACGAGGCGAACGAGCCGCGGTCATTATCGACGTAGAAGACGGTCTGGGCGCTCGCCGCCGTGTCCTGGAAGTACAGGCCGGCGCTGGTCGTGTTCGTGCCGATCACCTTCATGGTGTTGTTGAGGCCGGAGCCCGTCACCTGGAGGGTTGTGCCATCGTAGGTCAGGTTCGAACTCGCGCCGAACGCGCCGGAGTTGTTAAACTGTAGCTGCGTATTGGAGCCAGCCGGCGTCGAGCCTGCCCCTCCAGTGATGCAGGTGCCATTCACGGCAAGACAGCCCGACGTGACATTCAGGCCGCCTCCAAGCGTGGAGGTCGCAGTCGTGGTGCCGACGAATGAAGCGCCGACGATCTGTCCTGCTACTGAGAGTTTAGCGTACGGGCTCGTGGTGCCGATACCGACGTTTCCTTGGAAAATCGCATTGCCCAGTCCGGGATCGTTGACGCCGGCATAGCTGCCGAAGGCAAAGCCGCCCGTCGCCGTAAGGTCGGCCCGTATGACGCTGTTTGTCCAAATCGTGAGGTCATGGTTCGTCTCCGTGCCGAATTCTGCGCGATGCGGCGTGGTGTTGCTGCGTGCATTGAGCCAGGTGCGAACCTCGTCCGTACTCGTGCCAGAGATGAGCTTGATCTGAGCTTCGGCAGCGGTGGGGCCTGCGGCGGGCTGATTGACGACGCAAAAGCCGGCATTGCCGCACGAGCCGATTGCGTTGGATGGGGTACTTGATCCAATCGCGACGACGCTGTTGCCCGCCACCGTGAGCGTGGCGGAGCTGGCAGCACCGCCTAGACCGACGATGCTGATGTTGCCGACATTATCTGCCCCAGTGCGCGCGGCACTTATCCACCCGAGCTGGTTCACTGTGCCGGCACTGTCGATGTAGCTGAAGGTCTGCGAGGGACCGAGGAGGTCATGTCCGGTGCCGGTGTCGGAGAACGCCACATCTGCAACCCCGAATACCGTTGGGTTGTCAGTAGTACCCGTGACGCCAGCCGTCCGGCGCTCGAAGCGTGCAATACCTCCGGCTACATTGCCATATACGTGTAGGAGCTTCTGCGGCGTCGTTGTGCCGATGCCGACGCTCGTGCCGTCATAGGTGAAGCCTGTGTTGCCAGCGAACGAGCCATTGCCGTTGTACTGGATGGTTGAGGACGCGCCGCCTGGTGTTCCACCGGATGTGTACTGTGGGATGTTGAGGGTATTTCCCACGAAGGTCGCCGCTCCGCTGGTGCCCGTGGTCGAGAGAGTGATGGGTGCCTGGTAGTCGGTACCGGCGACTGCCGTGATCACGGCTGACGTGCCTGCACCCTTCAGGATGCCCGAAAGGGTGGATGAACCTGTACCGCCATTCGCTACGGGGAGGATGCCCGTGACCTTCGAGGTGAGGTCTACGGCGGCGCTCGCGATCATCGAGCCGATGACCTTGGCCGCGCCGATGGTGGTGGTTATGGCGGTCGAGCCGGACCCGGAAACGTCGCCCGAAAGCGTGATGGTCTGGTTGCCTGTGAGGTAGCCGGAATTGTTCGTCCACTGGGAGATATTCGGGGAAGCGAAGCTCGCGACCTGAAGGCCAAGCGAGGACGTGGCGATGGCCGTGACGTTGCCCGTGGCTCCCGTGGAATTGCCGAGGAGCGTGTTCGCAGCGACCTGGGCGAGCTTGGTGAGGGCCGTGCCGTTGGTCGTGAGAGAAAGCGCACCGGAGCTGCCCCCGATGAACTGGCCGAGCGTGCCGCCGTAGGTGAATTCGCTTGCGAGCGATGGCGTCGATGTGGCGGTCGCGTAGACCGTGCCGGAATTGGCGTTCAGCGTCCCGGACAGAGATCCAACCACGATAGGGTTGGTGAAGGTCTGCGTGCCAGCCCAGGTGTTCGAAGTCGTGGTGCCGAAGGCGAGGGAGATCGCGTTCACCGCGCGCTGAAGCGGGTACGTGAACGTCAGCGGGTTCTCGTAGTCGGTGCCTGCGGTCGCGGCGGATACGACGCCGCCAACCTGCTTGAGGATGCCCGAGAGCGAACCGATTGAGAGGTTCGTGGTCGAGGCATTGTTGACGGTGAGCTTCTTGAGCGTGGAATCGAAGAGGAACGTCGAGTCGTTGCCGATGGTGTTTGCGCTCGTGGAGAAGTCTACCTGGCCGTTTACGAGTGCAGTGGATGTTCCGATTGAACCGCCCGATCCTCCCGTACCGTTCGATGCTGCTGTTATGAGTCCCTTGGCGTTCACAGTGATGTTCGCGTTCGTGAAGGAGCCGACGTTGCCGTTGACGGTCACGAGCGTCGCCGCCGCTGAGCCTGGCCCTGAGGCCGTCACGTCGCCCGTAAGTGCCGTGATGTAGCTCCCAGGAGCCTGGTAATCGGTTCCAGAGATAGCAGTCTGAACGCTCCCCGTACCATTTCCCTTCAGGATTCCTGTGAGCGTCGTGCTTCCGGTACCTCCATTAGCAACAGGCAAAGTGCCCGTCACGTCTGATGTGAGATTTATAAGAGCCGTAGATATGGCCCCTGCGGTTGCCTTGAGGAACCCTGAAAGTGAACCAATTGAGAGCGTATTCGTCGTGACGCCATTAGTGAAAGTGTTGGTGCCGGAGTATGTGTTATTGGTCGTCGTGCCGAAAGCAGTAGATATGTTAGGCGCTGTCCCTCCCGAAGACAGGATGGGGTAGGATGCGGTCACGCTGGTAATAGAACCCCCGCCACCACCTGATACGCAGGTTCCATTGATCGCAAAACAGCCGTTTGAAATATTTATACCATTCGCAAAGGTGCTCGTGCCGGTGCTCAGTACGGACAACCACGGAGAATTACCATTGACTAGATTCGGGCTGATTGAACCCTTGTCAGTGGAGGTTGCATTCCACGGCGTGGAGATGGCTGCAAAGGAGGTCGCAGGAAGGAGGAGCAGCAGAATGATGAGAAACCTTTTCATATTAGAAAGCAAATATATTAAAATTAGGGGCCTGAGATAACGTAATGGTGGTTGTTCCTGTCCAGTTGACGGTTCCGTCCGAGGAGACCTTGTTCATGGGGTTGCCGTTGTCGAGAATCACCACGCTTGGAGCAGAGGCGAAGGTGAATACAGTATTTGATCCATCCACGCTCCCAGAGACTGGGGTAAGCACCGCAAAACTACCCCCGCCACCAGGGAAGGAAACATTCACCTCGCGCCCATCTCCCACAGGGGTAATGGTTGCTCCTATGAAATTGAAAGTCTCTATCTGGCCGACAGGACTACCACTATTCTTCAGACGAATATTCGTATTTCCGCCCGTCATACGTATCGAATTTACCCGTTTATCCGTATGTTCCTTGGTCTCTTTCTTTGCGTTCTCAATGAGAGTTTCAAGATCTTCAATGGCAGAGAGAGGGAATTTGAGTCCCTGTTCCTGTATCTCTTTGAGAAGATCCTGTGCAGTCTTCTGGGGAATTGAGGAGACAATAGTCTCCTTGAGACTGTCAGTGTCTACAGGTTCCGGTTCTGGAATAAGAGCAAGGACACGATTCACAATGTCCACTATGTCAAGCTCTGGTGTATCTCCGTCGTCCCCATCTTCGCCATCCTCACCTCGCACCTTTCCTACATTTATGTCTTTCTCATTACTGAGCGTGAGGACGAGTTCACCTGATTCGTTTATTGCTGCATTAACCACTGAGATACCGTCTTTGCCGTCCTCGCCACGAAGGTTCTCAAATAGGGATTCTGTATTCAGCTTCTTCCTGTCTTTCCGTTGGATAGGGGAAAGGATGAAAGAATCAAGGCTGGGGCGCTCCATTACCAGAGCTTGGGTGATAATCGCGTATCAAAACAACCCTATTTCACTATCCCCACATGCTTGCTTTTATATAGTATCTATGGTAGGGTGCCCGTATAAGACCTGTTTGCGCAGGTGGATGTAACCTCCACATAGCGCAAACTGTGTGGAGGTTTTATCTATATACTTACCTATGAAAAAGACACTTATCGCACTCGTTGCCGTTGCTCTTTTCGCTCCATCGTTCTCCTATGCGCAGGTTGTGAGCCAGCCAGCGACTCTTTCGGATCTTGATGCCCTCAAGATGCAGCTCATACAAGTGCTTCTTCAGGAAGTGCAGATGCTTCAGGCGCAGCTCACTGCTTTACAGACACAGGCCGATAACACCGCAAATGATGTGGCAACCATTAAGCAGAATACGGCAGTTGCTGCGCCTACGGGTGGTGCAGTAGATAATACTACTAACCCAACTCCGTTTGTAGTGTATGAGATAAGTTATGAACAAGCTGGCTTCAATGACGTCTATTACAATGGAAACAAGAAGCTGGACGTAGGTTCGATACAACTTATACAAGATGTACAAGATTCGATAGGCAATCCAACGCAAGGACAGACAATGAATATTTCATTTACTGCTAGCCCACAGAGCAGAACTATCAATGATTCATGTTGGTACAGAGACGAAACTGGCACACAACTTCCCAATGGAAAAGTATGTGGCGGTGAGTTTTATCGCCTAATACCCACAAGTCCTATTCCGAATGGAGGATATTATGTAAAACTCGTAAGTGTTGATGGTGACACATATATTACCAAGACCGCAATATCTGTAACTAATTAAACAATATGAATGAAAAAGAACTTGCAAAAGAACTACTTATCGAACGTATTAAAGCTTATATGGTGGCAATCCTGGGTCTATCACACACAGTGGAGTAGTAGCACAGTGGTATCCAGATTGCCTAAAACTAGCCCAAGCTATTATTGAGGTAACGAGTTAAGATATGACTGAATCTCCTCCGGAGTATAGCCAGCCGATTGAGCAGCAGACAGATCAAAGCCCTTTGAAGAAGCTAAAGCGGTCAGGGGGTCAACATTCGCCTGATCCGTTCCCGACGATTGTGACGTTCCTTGTGATGGTGTGGTCACTGTCGACTGGTCATTTAGTGTTTGGTCTGGTGTGCTTTGTGCTGTTGATGTTCCTTGTGCGCTTAGCGTGGAGTTAGCCACAGCACCGATAGTTGCATAACGTGATAGGTGAGCAACGATAGTACTTATAAGTGCTTTATTATCGCCAAATACACGTAATAGCGGTACTGCAACTTTGGGCGAGGATACAATAACAGCTGCTAAGGCTCCTCCCATGAGAGGGATATTGCCGTGTACCGCAGCACTCAGCATAGTGCCTCCCTCGGCTATTTTCCCTAAGAACCCTCCATGATTTGCAGTAGCCTTTTGTATGTCCTCAATTGTTCGCATTATTTCTATTTTGCGCGTGATTCCAGGAACTATTTTCTCTAGACGCTGTAACTCAAGATCTTTATTGCCTGCATTTGCGATTTTACTTATTGCTGATTGCGTGAGGTTTCCGTCTTTGTCTATGAATCCTTTGCGGAGTTCCTTAAGTTCAGTAAGTTGCGACGAGAACTTATTGTCTAATTCTTCAAGCCCACTCACATCACCCCTATAGGCATCATTTAAATTTCCGCGAATTTGTGCAGCAACTCCGGCAACCTTGCTATTTTTAATTCCATTCTCACCATATGCAGCAGAATCAAGTTTCTGTCTTAAAGTGATCAATTCTTCTGGGGTCAGCGTACCTTTTTGGAAAGCTGGTTTATATGTATCAAGAATATCCTGCAACTTGGGCAAGTCAGAGCTAGAAAGTTTTGAGACTGTGGTAGGAATAATTTGTCCATCTTTAATATCCACTTTTGCAACTGTCCTCAGCTGATCCTCAAGGAAGTTTTTACTAACTGGAACTGCTATATCTTGTGAAAGAACAGGAGCATAGCTCTTTGAAGTATCTTCAAGAGCTGAAATCTTACTTTGAAGAGCAGACTCCACTTGTTGTCCGACCGTAGTGCGCGTTACGCTTGCGATATCGTCAGGAGTGTAGCTTTCTGGGTGTGAGTAAATATCCTCAAGAGACTTTGCGGGGATACCCGTAAATGCAGAACCGACTCCGCTTGTGAGTTTCGCTCCGTCTCCAATAAGAGCACTAGCGCCTGAAATAATAGGTGTAAGAGGGTTTGTGAGTGTACTTGCAGTATTAAGACCAGAAGATACTCCTTTAAAAGCGTCAGCAGCTGCACCCACCGCACTTCGAGCCGCTGGTACGGCTGTTCCACCTGCTCCCACAACGAAATCAGAGCCGAGAGATGCTGCTTTGGATGCTGCGTTTCCTGCGTCTGCAAGATCAGCTACCTTACCCGCAGCTCCAACAGCACCCCCAGCAACTCCAAGTACTGAAGAAAGGTCAGCGGCAAGTCCCACAGGGTCTGTATATGCCGTGTGTGCCAAATCCTGGACACTTCCATAGCGATTCTTGAAATAGCTTGCAAGGTTGTCAAATGCCGCAGTGTTGGTATTTTGTTGACCACCAAGTTCCTGTAAACCGCCAACCGCCGCACTTCCGATTCCTTGGATAGTCTGGATAGGATGCAGTGCAGCATTACCTAGGTTCCCAAGGAAGTTTGCACCAGATGAGAGTACGTTGCTGCCAAATCCTCCGATTGAAGGAGGGCCGCCAGGAGTCGCGATCTGTGAAGTATCTACTTGGTCATTCGGAGTATTAGTATTATTAACTGTCTGAGAAAGAGCATCATTAAATTTTGTAAGACGCTCAGGATTATTATGAACATATTGCCCCGTAGAAGGGTCTTTGTGTGCGCCGTTCCAAAGAGCATCAATCTCGTTAGGTGTTAATCCTTGGTTTTTGTATGCAAGAATCTGCTGATATGCAACTTTGTTTTGATTGGCAGGAGAAAAATCGGTTGGGTCAAGCCCGTACTGGTTCGCGGCGGCTACGAAGTGGGAAGGTATTTGACCAGGTGCAAGTGGTTTGTTGTCATTATTCCATTGAAAGGCTCCGAGAGATGAACCGTTGTCTCCAACAGCGTTGTATGGGTCTTTTGAACCCTGGGTTTCTACATTCTTTATAGCCTGCATTACTTTAACAACCCCAGCGTCTAGCTGTGTACCGTCATTCAGAGCAATAGTTCCCGATTGCGGAGATGATTGAACAGGTGATTGAGTATTTGGGGTTTGAGATGCCTGACTGGTTGGAGGCTGCGCGATTGGGGCGGGCTGAGCGGGTTGTGCAGGAGGTGGGTTGAATGTAAACGAAGAAGGAGGCGTGGCACTAAAACCCTGCGCTATATCATGCAATGTCTGACCATTTGGAGGAGCAACTGGTGTGTTCTGCGGAAGTGGTGCAGCCATATTCTTCTAACCACCCAATAAATTGTTCCAAGAGCTTCCTACGTTTGTGCTACCTGATCCACCACCAAGACGCGCCTTAATAGCGTCAATCTGTCCCTGATATTGGCTGAGTGCGGTCTGTCCTTCAAGCTGTATCTGCTTCTCCACCTTTGTTAGCTGTGCGAGGTTCAAGCTGTCAGGAATAAACTGATTTGCCTGTGCGCGAACGCTATCGTCAACAACGCCACCGCCCTTAGCAGCGAGGACAGAGGCATATTCTGAACGAAGATTGTTTATAGAGGACTGGTAGGCGTATATATCACCGTTACCAACGGTCTTTCCGAGCTTCTGAGTGAGCTGATTGATGATAGGAGTCTGCTGATCATCAATGCCCGCACGCTTCATCAAGTTAGTTAGGTTCGTGAAGTTAGCGTCTGCCGTCTTGAGTGCAGGCGTGAGATTATCCACGTATCCCTGTGCTTTAACGAGTGATGCGCTGTCTGCGGTTCCGGTTGCTGCCTGTTCGGTTGAAACGAGCGTCTGTACCTGGCCTGTGGTCTTGTTGTATACGCCGAGACCTCCTGCTGGAAGCGAGAACGGCATCGAATACTGTGCCTGGAACGAAGGGGAAGCGGCTGCTTTCTGAGTTGCTACCGTAAGGCTGTCCGTAGGAAGAATACCCGCGTCAGCGTGCTGCTGGGCAAGGTTATTGACGGTCTGAATTCCTTGGACGGCCTGATACCCTCCAAGACCAGAGTATATTTCCTGTCCGGTGGTAGGAGTAACCAGAGATGATCCAGGAGCCACAGACTGAGGAGCGTTTCCTTGTACCAATGCTGTTGCGCCAGCAATGTTTCCGCTACGAAGAAGTGCCTGAACGTCCATTGCCTGGTTTGCAGCAAGCTGCTGCTGGCTATTGAGCTGCATAGCTTTAGCAGTTGCACCTTGTGCATAATCTAAGGTGTCGCCAGGAAGGTTATTGCCGGTATAGAAGTTGGTTTGAAGTTCGGAAGCCTTAGCGTCTGCTGCCTGCTTCGCTTGGAGTGCGGCAACGTAGTCAGGGGAGTATTGCTGTGCCTGTGCAAGCCCATTCACGTAATCTGAATAGGTCTTGTGCGTGCTGGTAACATCGTTAGGAGATACGGATGTTCCAAGGATGCTCGATGAGATAGGCCCAGAGGTATCTATTGAAAAGTTAGGCTGTGTTGTCGCATTTCCGCTTCCGTCTGTGGCAACATACCCGCCAGAAGGCGTGGTAGCAGCACCGCCTGAATCGCGGTATGCCTGTATGCGACGGCTATAGGCATCAGGACTTTCACCAGGGTTAAGCTGATAGTTCGGATCAACTGACGGGGTCGGCATTGAAGGGGCCGTCTGGGGGTTTGATGCGAACGCTACAGGCTTCTGGGTGAGGGGGGATGTTGGCGCAGGCCCTATAACGGGTGAAGCAGGGGAAGCAGGGGAAGCAAAAACCGGCTTACCGCCAATTCCAGAGCTTCCCGTTCCAAGTGCAGCACCTATCGAAGAGAAAAAGCCGGGGCCACTTGCCGTGGAGGGGGTAGAGGTCTGCGTGCCGAGACCGAAGTTGCTTACGTCGAAAGGAGAAGCCATATAGTGAGCATTAAATAGAGTGCCGTGTCAAAACAAGCTATGCGGTTGCCGTGACGTAGTGCCAGACATGCCCGACCGTGTCGTACCAGTACAGACGATAGGTAGTGCTGTTCACGTATATCTTCACCTGGTCGTATACGGTCTGGGGAGTTCCGGTCGGCGCTGCTGAGACCGTCTCGAATAGACCGAACACGTCGGTTTCTATCTGAATGCGGCGGTTTTCAAGATCCTGCACCTTGTCTTCAAGAGTCCCGACTTGATAGGCAATCGTTGCCTGATCGGTTCCCGCCTCAGCTTCTGCTGCGCGGGGGCTGAATGGAGAGGTGCCGTAATCGTCTTTTGCCATACTACTCAGCTACCGTGTAATAAATGACGATCTTCACCACCCCGAAGGACTGAGTATCGAGGGTAATCTTCGGCTGCAGGGTCTGCAGCTTGTAATTCATGTCGAAATCGAACACATACTTTGTGCCGGAAGAGACTACGAATTTGTTTTGGGTAGGTGAGTACGTGTTTTCATTCTCATCAACGATAGAAACACCCCCGATACCTGCTGTAGTGGTTATTCCTGTGGTCACGACCCTAACTCGATTGATTACCACAGGTCGTTCAAAGTTGATGTTATTCGTGTAGAAGATGCCTGTCCCTGCGCCGAGGGAGGTATCGAATAGGTTTATAAACTTTACCGTAGACGAATCGTAACTAAGTCCGACCAGTGAGATTGACTGTTGGAATATTATATTTAGACTATTCGAGTTCTCGGTATTTTTATAAAGTGGAAACCACGCTTTTTTCCCATTGATGATATCTCCGTAGGCTAGTATCTGGGTACCATCAGCAACCATGAATATGTTATTAATCACGGCACAACGGTGTTTGTAAGGTAAATTATTTACGGAAGACAGACGGCGCAAGAATGTAACGCCGTTTCCATTCCATATGCCGATGCTGTTGTCTATCCCAACCATCACCTGTCCCGCGTACGGAGTAAACGAGTAGATACTCCCTTGAACTGGGATTTTACGTCGCGGCTTTGCTGAATACCCATCATAGAGATATATGTAGTTCCTTCTTGGTGTAGTTGCCGAGCCGCCGCTGGCCCCAAGTGTCGTGGTAGTTACGGAGACCATCATCAGACCCGTTTGTGGATCAATTCCAAGAGCGGTTATTATCTCGTTTATATCAAGTGTCCAGGAAGCGTCATTATTTGCATTCCCAGAAGTATCCATATTTGGTAAATGGCTTCCATTTCCAATCCATAATTGGTTCTGGTACACGAGTAGTGGGTGGGGAACATCACTACTCAGAGCATTTTTGCTTTTTGTAACTGTCCAAAAAGTACCTGCACCAGTGCTCGGGGGGCCCACAAGTGTTCCTGTCACACGAGTTATGTCGTTTGCTGTAGATATATAGAGTCCAGGTGCATGTAAGCCGACCACATCATCGAATGGAATCATGTCACTCACGGCAGCTGTCGGTGCTACCGGAAGTGGCGTTGTAGAATGGACTATGTTGCTATTGTCTATATAAGAAAGTCCTGACCCTGTATCAATTACGAAACGATTAACGGTTGAAGTCGCCTGATAGTCTTCACACGAAGCCACAGCAACGCCGCTCAAACCGCTAACAGACGTTGCTGCCGTACCATAAATAATTCCCTGCGTGATGATAGGGTTTATGTTCTGAGTCTCAGTGCCCATTCCACCATCACCAAGATAGTCGGAGGTACAAAGACCTTGTGCGAATTGAGAACCTGTTATTTGGATTGCATTTTTTCCGACCATATGCTAGTTGACCATTCCCATAAGCATTCCTCCCGTATTCTTGGACGGCTGTGTTGGAGTTATCGCAGCGATGACGCCGCCCCAGAAGGTTGAACCAGAGAACGTAGCCGTTGCGCTACCAGTAGCTTGTGCGGTCGTATACGACCCATCCGATTCCTGTCCTGCACCAAAACCGTTGTCAATCGCCTGTGTATTCGTCCACGATGGATTCCCGTTCGCAACGGCTATTGAGCTGATTGTTCGTGCCCTGTTTGACCAGAATATGGATTGAACGAGGAGCGTATTTGCAACCGTAGTAGTTACTCCCGATATTGAATAGGCAGTGCTTGCTCCACCAGTTCCGGTATTTGAAGCATTTATAGGATTACTTCCATCCACTCCACTGATACGGAGTATGTATGCAGATATGGAGCAGCCACTTTGGCCAGTGAAGGTGTAATTTCCCGACTCGCTTGCGGCGAGTTTCCAGAAGACACCAGACAGGCTTCCGTTTACATTTACGTCTGTTAATCGAGTCCAACCAGCAGGTGGCGTTACTGTGCTTCCTGCGTTAGTTAGTGCGCCAGCATACAGAAGCTCCCCGTCTACGATTCCCGTAGGGGCAGTAACGGTCACTGTAGTAGTGCCGCTATTCGCGTGAGAACTAGACTGTATTACTGGTACAGCCATAGCTACTTATAGAGGATGAATCCCGAAATATCGTTCAGGCCGACTGCCGTAGTATCGGAGTCTGCGATAGCACCCGTGATAGCGAGTGCCACACCAAGAGAGAAAGGAATTCCGAGCGAGAACTCGATGTTTGTACCGGCACCGTTCGCCGAGCCTGGGCTTGGAATGGTGAGTGTGAAATAGGGAGTATCAGAGCCGACAGTAGGAGAACTTGCTTTGTTATAGAACTTCACGAACTTAGCGGTCGAGCTGTTATTGACGAAATACCAGCCATAGACCTGTCGAGCACCACTGTTGAGCAGCTGGGCGTTCGTATTAGCTGCTGACATGATGCGGTACAAGGTGGGGCCGCCTGAGGCCGCAGGAATAGGTGTTACATTCGCAGAAGATACAGTGACCGGAATCGCTGCCTGATCTGAAGGAAGCACGACACGCAGAGACTGAGCCATGGTCCCTTGCCCGAGAGCGGTGGGGAGAAGTGCGATCATGGATGTAACACGCTGCGCGATACGCTGAAGTCGGCCATTCAAGCCGGAAGAAGCCGTGTCCGTAGTCGGTGCGGTCTCGGTGAGGGAACCGATATTGGCGGTAAGCTCGACACCGCTCGAATCGTTAAGAGATACGCGTTGCACCTCTTTTGTCGTTGTCTCAGATATTGAGTAGGTTGCGACATTCTTGCCACTTCCTTCTGTCGTTGAGATTTGTGAATTTGCCATGGTTAAGATTTATTCGTTGAAGTCCAAGTAGAGCCGAGGGTAGTTGATAATATTTCCCCACCCGCATAATTGAATGGACCTAGTCCTCGGTGCAGTCCTGCAGCAGCGAGGGTATTCGCGGTTGGAAGTGATTGTGGAGACCATGCCGTTGGGACAGGTACCGTGTAGTCAACAGTCATTTTCATGTAATCCACTTCGGCTTTCTGGGTAGCCAGCACATACCGGCGGTTTATCTCTACCGTTATCCCCGTTATGGTGGCTGAGGTCGGGATCGTGAACCCGAAACTAGAGGCAACAAGATTGTTGTCTATTTCAAGGTAGACTCCAAAAGATGAGCTGTTTACTATCGCTGGTGTGAGCGAAGCTCCCCATACGTCTGCTGATCCACCGTATATCTGAGATGTAAAGGTGGATGGGTACAGTGTTGCAACGGCCTTATTGTTCCCAACCCCCGAAGTGCCAGCATCTACCGTTAACTTCACCTGCGAGTCCTGTGCCGAAGAGCTACTGAAATCGAAATACTCGGCGAAACTTCCATCGTTAAGTGTTATGTTCGATGGATTAACCCATGGGTTAACGATTGCAAATCCGACGCTCGTGCCAGTTCCCGGAAGAGTTGCTGCAGTCGTGATTGATGACACGGGGATAGACTTTGTTGATCCTGTCCATGTGCTACTATGCTTGTTCTGTGCAGTGAACGTAGCCATAATTAGCGTCCGTAGCTATCGTCATAGCCAGATTTCATCTGAAGCGTGCGGTCTATGACCTTGTGGCTGTAGTGTTGGCGAAGGCGTGCCTCCCAGTCCACAAGGCTTGCCTGTAGCTGTTGGAGCTGGGGAAGCTGACGAGCGAATGCGTAGTCATACGCCGCGCCCTGTACGAGCATCGGGTGAAATGGCGCGTCGAATCCTGGGACCACCGTTCCTGCCGTAAGCTCTGCAGACGTAAATGGAGTGACATTACGTTCCCATTCGATACGGATTGAGCCTCCTGCAGACACATCGGCTGCCGTCGGAGCAGGGTAGATAAATACCGAGTTGTACTTGACGTCATAGCGTGGGTTCTGCTTCACAAAGTCCTGGTCGGTATTGGCGAGATTCGCGCCCATGTCCGTGCTCACTGAGCCGTCGTCTATCGGATAAGCACGGTAGTAGTTCGTGCCGTCATAGGTGAGATCCACCCGCTTTATCTTGAGAACAGCATTTGAGACAGGTATGGAATAATCCCGCTGACTAGCCACCATCGGCGTAGTCTCTATCGGGTAATCCGTATTGCGTGCATCATCAAAATCACTCTCATCCTGAGACTCGAAAATCATCGTTACGATCTTCTGATACCAAGTGTTCAGGTTTATCAAAAGCTGCGCGTCCGTATACGACGTGCTGTCCGAGTTCGTGAGGAACCGGACCGTGCTTGCGATGTCCGCGAGTGTCATAGAGTTGCTTTGATGAGCACACAAGTCGTATCCTCTGCGACCTGTGGCTCACTCTAGACAGTACGAAAAACCGATGTATCAAAACAAATAGGGCTTTTTATAGTCTCCGCGTTCTGCTTTTCGCATGGTCTCGTTCGCTTTCGGAGCATTCTTAGGTAAAGATTCCCTGAATGGGTGCGGGCGAAGCGCGTCGTGGTCTATCCCTATTCCTTCCGTGGCGTGTGAACTGTAGAATGAATAGCCTGCAGCGACGGCACGCCAGCCGATCTCCACGTTCTCCCAGCTCCATCCTTCGCAGAATGTCTCATCGAACCCGCCCACATCGTAGAACAAGGAGCGCGGGGCAGCGCCCATGTCTATCTCCCATTCATTGCCTGTGAGCTTACGCGGTTCGCTCTTGCGCCAGTCCCACACGCTGTCCTTAGAAACAGGGAAGGTGTAGGCTTTGTGGTCATAATCGAGTTTCGCTATCTGCTCCACAGCGTCAGTAGGGAAGGAGATGCAGTCCTGTATTATGAAAATAATGTCTCCTTGCGCTCGTCTTATTAGCTTGTTCCAGTCCGTAGGCAGGGTGAAGCCTCGGTTGCGTAATCCTATCTCGACCAGCCATTCAAAGTCCTGATTAGTCTGGTTTTCAAGGCATTCCTGCGTTATGTGCAGGTATTCGGGGCGTATTGATGGCGTAATGACGCTTACTTTCGGGCCCATACGTTAAGTGATGAGGCGGGCTGTACATCAATATCCCGAAACCCAGCATCTTCCAGTTCCTCGCGGATGATTTTCGGAGTGAAGGCGGTCTTGTGGAAGTCCCACTCGTCTAGCTGACCACCGAAAGCGTAATACACTGCTTCACGGTCTTTCCCTTCGTTAATGAGCTGTGCGTGCCACGCGAAGTTAGGGACTTCAATGTAGAGTCTTCCTTCTGGTTTCAAGAGTCCGTAGATGAGATCGAGCACCTGCGGAACCATTTTAGTAGGGAAGTGCTCTAGAGCGTGGGTGAAATGTATCTCTTCGCAGCTTTCTGGTTCAACATGATTCCCTATGTCGAATAAATCGCAGAGAATGTCCTGATTTCCATGAATGTCATGGGTGGTGAAGCCGGGAACGTGCCTATCGCCCGCACAGAGGATTAGTTTCATAGGATTTGTGCTATTCCTTCGAGTAACGAGTCTGCGTAGTGCCGTTCTGTCCAATGTTCCTGTATGTATTCATGGCCTAATGCACTCATAGGACGATTCAGAGTCTTTGCTTCTTCGATAGCTTCGCGTATCGCTTCGGGATTCGGTTCACAGATGAGACCAGCTTTGCTTTCCTCTACATATTCGCAGTTCTTAGGGCTATCGTTCATTACGATTACAGGAACACCGCAGGCCATGGCTTCAAGGGTGCAGCGTTGTCCACCGCCCCAGTATTCAGCCGTGTTCACGACACAATGAGATTCGTTGATGAGTTCAGCTACTCTTTCGGGTGTCTGTTCGTCCAGTACTTCAACTCCACGTTCTAAGCATCGGTTGTATCCGTTCCTATCGCTTTCCTGCACGCGTCCTACAGCCATTCCGTTGGAGCCGAGAGCGTCTGCGAACAGTTCGTGTCGTTTCCAGCCTGCGAAGGTTGCCTGTATGATCCCATCCCGTTTCTTTTCGAGATTCATCGGCTTGAATATCTGCGTGTTCACGCCAAAGGCTCGCTTCCACGGGAGACCTAGAGCATTGAATTCTTCTTCGTTTATTCGGGATTCTACGAAATAGAGGTCGAATCCATAGCATATCTGCCTGTCTACAGGGCCGCCAGCGAAGAGAAGTGCTTTCTTGTATGGAAGGTCTATGACTGATTGATAGTTAGCTGCTTCAGGGCCTCGAAGACTGCATGGTGCTTCCCAGTACAAGACTACGTCAGGATTGAAGTCATGAATCCCATCAAGCGGGAAATCGAAGTACTTAACATCGTGTTCCTGTTCTATGAGCTGTAGCGCTGCCCAAAGGCCATCACGCCACTGGTACTTATACCTATCGTCGAACCCGCTCCAGATAAAGGCTATGCGCATAGAATCTCATTCCAGCGAGCTGCGATCTTTGACCAGTCGAACTGTGCCGTCCATTCAGGCAGTTCTTCCCAGTCTCGATACACGCCGTAGATGTCTGTTTCTCCACGAAGGGCGCGAACCATCACATCAACCCATGCATCCTGTGCCTTCTCGTCTTCAAGACCGAAGTGAAACTGGTAGGGCTTGTTCCAGTTATCTTTGTTCTTGTTCGAGTGCACCTTTACGCCGTACTTTATAGATTCATCGAGTGCACCGAAGTCCGTAGCGATAGGCAAGCACTTTGCGGCCTGCGCTTTCTTAACAGATATACAGTCTATTTCGGCAAATTCTGTGGGGTAGGCGAGGAAGGATGCCTTTTGATAGAGCCTGCCTATCTCAGACTGTGGGAGTTTTCCTAACTGTTCTATCCCTGCATCATTCATCTCAGCGATGCACTTCTCCATCCATTCAATCTTCTTCGGATCGTTGGCGAATGCTGCCTTGTACACGTCGAACCCATAGGCCCATTGCATCGTGGCTTCAGGGACTTGTTCTTTGACTCGCTTCCAGAGCTTAGGCAACACGTCCATGGAACGGTCTGGGGAAGACGTGTTTATGACCAGGCGCGGGTCTTTCTCTATCGTATCGTCGGGGTAGATGTTGAAGCCGTTTGGTATGACTGCAATCTTGTTATCCGGTACGTTCGGGAACAGGGAACGATGGAAATTCGTCTTTACGAATATCTTATCTATTATCTGTAGACGCTTTTCAGTGAATTCACCCTCTGGGATAACATCGTGTACGTCAATAAAGAGCTTCGTGGTGTTTATGTTCGCATCCACAGGCTTCACCCATCGCCAGAGAATCGTTACATCCTGCTTGTCTCGGTAATTCCACATCCAGAAGGGCTTGTACTGGACTTCGTAATATGGCGGCTCTACGGCAATACCCTTATCTGTGGTTACACGAATGTCTTTCTTCTGATACATCTCGCGCATCGGCTTATGACCACAGTTGTTGTATACCGTCACATTCCAGCCCAAAGAGGCCCATTCACGAGCAAGATTCACCACTGCTTCCTCCGATCCGCCGAATCCTTTTGTCTTAAACAGTTCAGGATTCCACTGATGCTCGGTCATCCCGCAGTAAATGACCAGATCCTTGCCCGAAGACTCTGTTTTCACGAAGTTCTTATTGCGAAGTACGCACACAGCAGGGTGAGACTGTATTTCTGCAGGTAAATTGTCCAGTTCTTTCTTCAGAACGTCCTTATCTTCTATCTTTTCTAGCCGTTGGACTTCTGTAAGGGCTGCAGCAAGCTCTTCACGAAGGGTTTTGCCCTCTTTGACAAGATTTTGGAGCTTCTTGTCTTCAGGATAGATTTTCAGACACCCTTCAAGCACCGGAACCATCAAATCGGGACGATTCTTCTCGTAATAGATACGGGCAAGGAGCATCAACGGGTTGTAATCGTAATCTCGAGGGTTGTAGACGATCATTCGGTCTGGTTCTGGGCGGCGTTTGAGTCCCTGCAGGCAGTATTCCTCTGATTTATCCATTGCATTGAATGTGAAAAAGGCGTATGCGAGTTGTAGGTACGCATCAGGAAGGTTCGGCCTAAGTCCAATAGCGAGCTGATAGTGCTTGATGCACTCGCTGCGGTTACCTTGACTCTTATACACGTCAGCGATACGGGTATACGCAAGGTATTTCTGATCCTCTGACTCCGTGAGTTCGAGGAATTGGTTGTATGCAGCCATCGCCCCTTCGTAATCTGATATGCCGAAACAGGAGTTAGCAAGATTCCAATAGGTAAGCGGCTCATCAGGGTTGTCATCAACCTCTTTCTTGGCGATTTCAAGGTTGCGCTTGAAGTTCTCAGCCACGCGTTCTGCGTTGGTGAGGTGCATACGGTCTATGCCCTTTACCAAGTACATGTCTATCGCACGGTTAGGGTCAAGATCCTCATGCAGGGCCCCGCGCCATGTGAAACAGCCGTCATTACGGAGTAGCTGGGTCTTTCGATGTACTACCGTGGGGTTATTGAAGTCATCCCAGTCGTATAGGTATTCAAACGAGAATGCATCAACGTGCGGATTCTTCTTGACCATCTTCTTGAGCTTTTCCAGTCCGCGCCATATATCATCCGCATCGCACCAGAGGATGTAGTCATAGTCCTTCGGAACCTGCGAGAAGTTGAAGTTTCGGGCTGCTGCGAAGTCATTGACCCACTCGAAGTCAGAGAGTTGCACTTCTTTGAACGAATCTCTGAACACGTCAACCACCTGAGCGACTGCTTCTTCAGGTTCTTCACCTGTCTTATGAGTGCGCGTGATAAATAGACCGTCTACTGCCTTGGAAGGAGCAACGCTAGCGAGACAGCGCGAGAGGAGTTCGGCCTCTTCTGGCGATCCTTTAACGATGAGGGCAAGAGCTATACGCATGAGGACAGTATCTGATGATTAAGTGAAGAATAATCTGATGTCGTTCACAGTTTTAGACGGCATCCGGCAGACGGAATGTGGGAAATGTGTTAGCAAACCAACGGCCACCTTGCTTGCGATCTTCGCCCCCGGACTTGAACCATTCCAGCTCGTCTATGTTGAGTGCATTGGTTATCATGTCGTGGAGCGTGACAGGCATCTCATACAGAGCACGCATATAGTTACTGTCATTCGAGACACCGAAATGCTCATCTTTGAGCGCATGGCGCTGCTGTTTCACGAATTCCTTGAATACCCCATACTCTTCGGGGTTGAGCTTTATGTACGTGTCAACCGTGTTCTTTATCTTGAATTTCGCTGATTCCATGAGGATGATATTAGGGTTGCATTCTCTTTGCTTTGGCTCCTCCTAAAGAGAAGAAAGGAGCCAAATACAACCTTGAATAAGGACTTACGGAGTGCGAAGGAATCCAGACTGGAAGAAGTTGGAGTCCTGATTACGCACTTCGAGCGTCATCGAGGCGTACACTGCGCGAGGCATGTATGCACCACCGACGGTGAGGTTATCGAGCACGGTAGGCTTCTCGAGGAAGGCAACCTTGAGCTTGGTCGGATTGATACCGAGCACGCGGAGGGTTGCATCCGTACCTGCGATGTCCACCCAGCGATGCTTGTGGATCGTCAGGGTGCCGAGAGCCGTCTCGTACGTCGTCACCGTCTTCACGATGCCGCGAATGTCAGGCGAGTTGACTACCACGTTCGTCTTCTGTACGAAGTTGTCCGTGATACGCTTGCCTGCGCCGCCCACGAACAGGTCAGTTGCGACGTCTCCGTTGGAGTTCGTCCAGTTGTCCTGCATCATGCCTTCAAGGATCGTTGCCGAGAAGACCGTGCCGGACGCCTGTGCCGACGTGTTGGTGGACTTCGAGATAGCGTTGATGATACCGTTCATCTTTGCGACCGTACCGGAAACACCGGATACGAGCGTAGAACGGACGAGATCGAATTCAACGCCGTTGGTGAACTCCATGAGCGCCTTCGAGGTCTGGCGTTCAAGTTCGTTCTGCCCGTGGTAGTGCTGTGCAGCAACCTGCGGGCGGGTGACACGGAGCGGCTGCGCTACTTCCTGGACGAGGTTCGTCAAGAGCGTAGGAGTCGTACGTGCCGAGTAGGTGAAGTCAGCGCCCTGCTCGACTGCGAGGGAACCAGCCGTCGCAAGGGTGTCCACAGGGTAGCTGTGCACCATAGCGATAGCGTTGGTCTTGCCAAGCATCGAGAAGATACCGTCTTCACGTGCAGAAATGATTTCGACGGAGTCAAGAACGATGTCGGTCTTGATAGTCGAGTCACCATAGGTCTGCAGAATATTAGTTAGAGCCATATATTAAGGCTCACCTGCCTAGTCCATTCCAAGAGATTCGTTGAGATTCTTAGCGAGCACGTCTGCTATTTCCTCGGTATTCCTACCGGCGTTCACGAGCTGTACTGCTGTATCCATTGCGTTCTTGTCCTGTGCTATGCGAGGTGAAGAATGTACAACAGATTTCTTCTGTTCAACTTCATCTGCTACTTTAGCCTTCTCGAAAATGGTCTTGAATTCGGGCATCTCCGCGACCTCGGCAGGATTCGATCCCATCTTTTCGATAAGAGAGCGATAATCCGTTAGTTCGGGGTGTGCTGCGAAATACAAGTCATTCTTGAGTGACTGAACCTCTGTCTTCCACGATTCATCAGCAGCCGGAGCTTGCGGCTCGGGAGCTTTGCGCCCCACGTAGCTGAAGGTGTCCTTAACGGATTTGAGAGCGGCTGCTTTGTCTGGGAAGTTCTTGCCGAGAATTTGGTTCAATTCTGTGAGGCTAAGCGTATCAGCGTTCGCAACCGCCGCTCCACCGTCTGCCGCTTCCACGTGGGTAGCATCAGATAGGGTCTCGTCAGTAAGGTTTGCGTTAGTTTCATTCATATGAAATCTATATGTTTGCTGGTAAAGAAGGGGATCGACCATTATGCCCCCGCGTGAGGAATCGCGGGGAAACAATTAGCCTCTGTCTACGAAGCCAGTGTCATCTTTTTCAATAAGCGATTGCGCGTTCACTTTCTGCTGCTCGGCATAGCCATAGACATCAGACTGAAGCCACGCGAACAATAGGTCAGAAGCCATCTTGCGGGCAGCAAGCTGTATGGAAAGGGTCTCTGGCTTGGTGTCATCAAGATTGTTGATGTTCTGCAAGTCGATGATCCTGTTGTCGAGCCTAGGTTTTATGATTCCCCAGCCACGACTTTCAAGAAGATTCGAGACTTCTTCTCCGTCGCTCAGTTCTTTCTTTGTTTCTATATCGAGGGTATCTGTGGAGGACATATCAAAACAACTACTTAGTCAAGGCTCCTGTTATGGCTTGCTGCTGTTGTACGCCTCCGAGCTGTGCTACTTGCTGCGGAGCGGGCTGGCCGCCTGCAATAGCTCCTGCGACCTGTTGGCCGGGCTGTGGAGCAAGTCCGGGAGCCTGCTGAGCTGCTGGGGGAGTACGTGGCTCGGGGAGACCCATGAGGTCGAAGGTCTGCTTCACGATTGCATCCTTGTATTCAGGGGCGACGTTGAGCATATTGATGAGGTTCGTGACCGTCACGGCGACGTCCATCTCCTCATTCGTCACGTAGCAGATAGTCTCTAGCTCATCAGAGACCACATCCCGCACCAGCTTGATAAACATATCGTTCTTTGCGAGCTTGGAGCGCGCAGAATCCATTGCGTCGAGAAGCTCCTGCTGCGAAGGAATGTATCCATTAGCGAATGAATCGTCGAGAGATTCGAGAGCCTTATAGAGCACCACACGGTCTACGAGAGCCTTATAAGATTCTTCATCAGCAGTGATACGCACTACTTGGTCGGTCGTAAGCTCCTTGGCGATGATAGGAAGGGCGTGGCGATCCATCCAGCGTTCAAGGAATGAGCCGATACCGTCCTTGATGAGAGAGAAGCCGGACTTTGCGGCGGCAGACTGCAAGGCTGCATTGGTCGCAGGTGTAGAAGAGGGGAGTGATTCTCCGGTAGCTACTTCAAATGCGTTCGTAAGGCGCTCAGAGACCGAATTGATGACATCCTCATCCTTGTAGCTGGTGGCCCCTACCTCAGACATGACGATCTCTTGAAGGTCGTCCATGTTATTGAGCACGATTGCGCCGTTCGCAGGAAGGCGCGAGAGCATCTGGGGAGTGATGCCTGCGCCTTTCTTTATCTTGAAGAGACCGAGCTGCGATATGCGGGAACGATTTATGCGCGTATTAAAAACGATGTTCGCGTATATCTGGAGAGTGAGCAGCTTCTCAGCGACACCACGACCATACCAACGGTTCGGGACACGAGTATACCAGCACTCCTCGTATGGCTTTAAGTAGTTACCCTCTGCATCCTGCTTTTTGTTCAGCTCGATGAGGTGGCAGCGCTCTTTTCCGGGAGTGTCAATGCCCGAGACAACGATATGGCCTTCTACTTCTTCCGTAGAGTCCTCTTTCTTTCCCGTGATGAGATACTTCGGGAACTTGCCCCACGTCTCGTACACGTCGATCATCTTCACATTCGAGAACGCACCACTACCACCGCGAGCAGGGTAATACGGGTCAACACGCGGGAGTCCTTCAGGGACATTCTCGTCAATACCCTCCGTATTTATCCAGCCGGTCATCGCCTGTATCTCCTCTGGGAACATTAGGGAACGCTCCGTGAAGCGATATGCCTCCTGAATAGACGGGGTAGTAGGGTCTATGTAGACGTTGAGCAGGTCTACCTTCTGTATGATGAGCTTCTTGTCAACCTCGTACGTCTTCCACACTGCCGTACCGTCTATGCACAGGGAACGCTCGAAGTCATCGAGCTTCTGGCCGAAATAGATAGCACGCAGCTTATCCTTCACTGCTGCGCGGGTGAGGTCGGTTAGTTCGTAGCCGTTCTGGGTCTTCGCGCGGAAGTTGATGTCTTTCTGGTCAAGGTCTATGTTCTTCACCACCGCCTCCACGTTGATCTCCGTGAGCGGATACCAGATCTTCTCTAGGCCCGTGTACTCATCCTTGGGGTTGTCGAATATGCCGTAGTAGTTCTTACGGAGAATACGGATGAGCTGACGCATCTTGAAGGACACGCGGTCAGTGACGAACGCGGTCGCTATTTCCCAGCGCTGCTTCTCGCCTCGAACGAGGGAGATAGCACTGGCTTCGATGTCTGCATTAGGAGAGGTCTTATCCGATTCCCCGTACGGTTCTGCCATTCCTTGACGATAGTGAAGAGTATCGTATCAAAACAACTATCCACACCCTCGATTATGGACTATAGTGATAAACTGTGCTTATGAAGATAATCCAAATAATACCCGCTTCACCAGAAGCAAAAGTAATCTATGGCCTCGGAGACGATAACAACGTCTACCGTTGGGAATGGAAAGAGCGAGGTTGGGCACAAACATGGCCCTCTGAAGAGAAACAAGCGACTGTATTTATCCCGCCAATTCAACCAAGTGGTATATTGGGTATACGGAAAGGGAACTTTAATTAATTGTACGTAGCCGAGTAGAGGCTGAAGTCCTGTTCGACCTCCTCCTCGGAGATTCCGTAATCCATCATGATGACGTAGCGGAGCGCATCAAGGGCGTGGTCATTCTCCTTGACCGGATTCTCGCCGTCGTTCTGGCCTTCCTTGGGTTCAGGGTAGCGATAAGTCTCCAGCTCATTGATGAGGTTCACGCAGTCCTTGTGTACACGCAGGCGGTTCTGCTTGAAGAGTTCGCGCACCTTATTGATGCCCGAGGCCACTGATCCCTGTCCCTTAATCACTTCGCGTATGTTCAAATGCAGATCTTCTAGTCGCTTGATAGCAGCAGGATTCTCGGGGTCTGGGTAGTACGCATTTGCCTTAATGGATTGTGCATATTCCGCTATCTGCTCCTCAGTCTTTCCACGCTTGTACCATTCAAAACGCACCCAGTAGGTACTGTCATGGTCTTTCTCTATCGTGAGAATCGCAGAAGGGTTAGTGAATCCGAAGTCTATGCCCACAAGCCTCGTAGCGACTTTGTATGGCGTGAAGTCGTCGAACAGGTGCCGTTCTCGTGAGAACTCCTTGTATACGAGTCCTTCCATCTTGCGGAACTCTGCAAGATACTCCTGTGCGAATGAATCTTCTGGCTTACTACGACGTTCACGCTCTATCTCCTCGACAGGGATATGCGGGTTGTCAAAGGTGGTGTAGTGGAATGATTTATACGTCTCATCCTTGTCTTGGTTGTTATATAAATCATAGAAATGGTTGAATCCTTTGGGGGTGGAGATGAATAGCGCATCACCCGCTCGGTCAGTCAGGGTAGGAGAGAGCACTTCGTTCCAGCCAGACCAGAAATTACGCATCGTGGCAACCTCGTCTATCACGAGGAAGTCGAAGAACTGTCCGCGTAGCGTCTCAACCGCTTCCCAGCCTCGAAGAACTATCAGGCTTTCTTCGCCGTCTACCGTCTTCACGCGCATTTCGAGGCGTGATTCGTTCGTAGAAGAGATGATGGGGCGCATCTCTTTCTTCAATTGTTCCCATGCAATGTCTCTAGCCTGCTGGATGGTGGGAGCTATATAGGCTATGCGTGATTCTCTTGCTACTGCTTTACCTTTAATCTCTTCGATAGCAAGGGAAGTCTTGCCGAATCGTCGTCCACAGTTAAGGACACGGAACCTGTGAAGGTCGCTAGCTATCTGATTTTGTGCTGGTGTGAGGATCATGGAGACCGTTCTTCTGTGCTATCTGTTCGCTTATCTCTATTGAAAGGGGTACACCGTCTTCACCACCGTCGAGTCCGATGTTCTGTCGTGCTTTTCCAAATACGTGGTCGAGTATGAACTTCAACAGCTCTGGCTTATCTATTGCCTGTGCCTTTGCCTGCTCTACGAGTGCATGTACCTCGTCTTCAGATATGAAATCTCGCAACTGAGGCTTGTTGAATGTCCCTTTTGGTCTGCCTGCTCCGGGTCGTGCGCCTCCTTTTGCCATTGATTTGATTGAAAACTATTCTCTAGTGTCAAAACAACTAATCGTGCTCATTCCATACCACAAACTTCACGATCAGCTCGTCAATACTTTCTATCCATTCGTATAACACAGATTATACGGCCTTAAATATGGGTTTCTTCATCAAACTCCCCGAACAGCACATCACCTACTTGTTCACTCACTGATGTCCATTCCCCTTCCTCTACCATGTTGGCGAGGAGGAGGACTGCGTTTTCTATTCTTTCAAGTCTATCTTCCATAGCTTATTTCTTTAAAAGAGTGGGGGATTCTTTCTTTTCGATGAATCGGCTACCACAAAACTGGCACATCCATTGGAAGTACTGGTCTATATCCTTCACGACGGTCTGGGCCATGAAGTAATCCTTTACTATTGTTACCCCGCACTCGCATCTGATTGAGGATAGCGTCTGCATCTTACTTCTTTTTCTTGCCGCCCTTCATTCCCTTGGTTACTTTTACGCTATCTGAATTCTGCTGATACGAGGGTTTTGCTTTTGCATAGGGGGCCTTTGCGTTGTTGGACATGCTCTTCACGGCTGTTGAGCCGGAGCCGCCCTTACGGTTTATCTTCTTGCTAGTCTTCATGACTATGCTGCTGGTGCTGCGTCTTCAGTCGTCTCGTTTGCCTCTACAGGTTCCATCGTGACTACCTCGCCGTCTGCTTCCTTAACGTCTACTTCCGTGACGGTATCGTCTGCTGAACCTGCTGGGACAGCGGCTACTGCTGCTGCGACTGCAGCGTCTACGTGCGACTGGTCAAAGAGATTCAGAACCGAACCATCGTCTGTGTTTGTAAGTGTGTAATTTGCCATGTTATTTCTTTTTAGATTTTCCGAGTACCTTATTGGCTTTCGCATCAATCTTGGATTTCTCGGAGGATGATAATTTTCCCTTGTTGTACATTTCACTGGCGCGAGCTTTTGCGTTCTTTGCGTGTGATTTGTCGTTTACCGGATAGCTGCGGTCTGGGCCAGCAAACTGGCTCTTCTTGAGGCCGCCGCGCTTCTTACTCGTCAGTTTCATACCTGTGTATGGTCTGCCTTTTTCGACTATCAAAACAACTCTGGCAGCGTATTCCATCGGGGGAATACCCGTGCTCTGATTCGTCATGAAGAAGTACCGTGCAGTCTGTACAGCGGTCATGGAGCTTCAGTTCGTCATGACAGCGATAGCACACGCCTCTGCATAGGGAATTGCGGTAGGAGAGATACACTTTCCGTCCTGCCTCCTGCGAAGCGATACGATACGCGACTGATTTGTACCTGTGCAGGGTGGCGAGAGACATTTCCCACCCGTCTGCAATCTCCACGAGGGTGAAGATGCCCAGTTCTTTGGAAAGAAAAATACGATACTCCAAGAAGGTTTCTTGGTCTGTATTGAGTATTCGGGGACGGTGTGCGCTCTTATTCATTCCCATTCAAATGGTACGTTAATTTGGTATGAAGCAGGGAAGTGTCGTTCACAGTTCGGACAGTACTTGCTCGTATTCGTCTATGAGTGTTTGGTAGAAGGCACGGTTAGCCTTCACGGTCTTCTGCTTGTCTAGGAAGAGCTGGTCAACATACGCCTGACCTTCTTTCGCAACCAGAGTATGATAGAAAACGGCACCATTGCTGCTAAGAGAAATATTGCAGCGGAAGCATTGTGGCCGGAGATTACGCAGGTCATAGCGCAGATAAGCCCCACAGATACTGGAAGCAATAAAATGGCCTGTATGCCAATTAGCTCCTTCAAGTCCAGTTGCATTACATGTGTAGCAGGTGTTTCCATAGCGGAGACGTATTATCTTCTTGCAAAGTTCCCATAGTTTCTCCTTCAGTTTCGCTTCTGGAGTCTTGCTCTTACGCTTGAGCGGGGTTCGTTTCACCTCTACATACTGTGGATGACAGGGGTATCAAAACTATTTGACAGACAGTGTGGTGGTGGGAAAATGTATACAGAGTTCGTGGGACGGCGGCATCGGAAGGTGCTGCGGGCATTTTCTTTCGAGAGAATGAATCTTCTTAAGTCCCGTGAGCTGGCAAGTCTTCTTGCCCCTCATTCTGCAAAGGGTGGGGAGCGCTGAACTCCTCATCTCCTTCGGGAGGTGGGGTAAGGAGATTTGCTGTGGTGTGTTGTGCGCAGAGTATGACTGGGTGCAATTCCCATGCAAAGCTCTAGGCGGCTAAGTACTCTGCACAGAGCACATCACCAGTACCTTGACTTCATGAAGTCAGAGGAGTATACCTAGCTCACTCCTGTGGAAATACGCAGCGAAAGCTGGCTTGCAGGCGGGGTACCAAGAGGGTTAACACTTGCCGTACATAAACGGCCCTCTTGTGTTTTTTGATGCGGTATACTTGGTGTCAAGCCCGCCTCTTTGAAACCCATGCCTGCAAGCTGGTTAGTAGGGGAGGCGGGCCTTATGCTACATGAAATAAATGACTTCCTAGATTGGAAAGCAACGCACGCAAAACGGGCGAGTGAAAACTATCGTATATGGTTAGTTCGTTTCGCCAAGTTCGTTAAGAAAGGAAGTAAGGAGGTTTCGATACAGGACATTGTTAAGTTTCAGCTTCATTTGGAAGGGAAGTATGCCCCACCAACGGTTCAGTTCGCTATGACTTCCCTAAAGGTGTTCTTCAGGTTCCAACGGATGCTCGGAAAAAAATGCCTTGCCCCAGAGTTGATTCGCCCGCCAAAGTCAGTGGCAAAGTCTCATCGGGCTATCGAAGGGCCGGAATTCTTGAGCATTCTTGAAGCTATCCCCAATACGTACCTTGGTATGAGGGATTTGGTGATGGTTCGGATCCTGTACGATACGGGGATCCGAGTATCGGAACTGTGCGAGCTGAATGTAACAGATATTGATGCAATAAAGACATTCGCGTCCATTGTTACAAAGAAGTCCCAGCAGCGAAGGATAATTGTGTGGTCGCGGTTTACCCATTCGCACCTTCTTCATTACATCGCCGCACGAAATAAAATCTCTGCTGATCCAGCTCTGTTCACAAATCTATACGGCGAACGATTGACCGCACGAACCGTTGAACGCAACCTGAAGCGGTACGTGCAAAGTGCAGGGTTACAGGTTAGAATCACACCGCATTCCTTCCGGCATGGATGGGCGCATTTACGTAGAGATCAAAACGCTCCACTTTCATTCATTCAGAAGGGACTCGGACATCAAAGCCCAACATCAACATTTATCTATGAGCAGTACCACGACGAAGATTTCCTCAATAGAGCAGAAGCGTACTTCTCGTAAAGGCCCAAAGCCGAAACCCGAGTTTATTAAAACCGTACGCGCACTCAGAGATAATCGAGGAATGAGCTTCAGGGAAGTCGTGGACTTCCTTACCAAACGTGACGGCAGGCAACACTACCTAACCACCGTGCACAGGGCATATCACTGGAGAGAATAGTTATCCACAGGGGGGCCTTCGGGCCTCTTGCTCGTTAGCGAGTATGGTGTACTATAGCTAATAGGAAGTTGTACGTTGAGGAGAAAAGGCAGTATTTAAGCGGTATATCCGCGATATTTTTGTATGAGTAAGGGACGTAAAAGACTCCTTGCTCGACTAGAGGTCGCACAACAACCGCTTATAGCGGCTTTTTCTTTTCAACTGCCAACTTTCTTTACAAGCCTTATGTCCTTTGCGTAGCTCGTGCGGCAATGACCTGACCTTCTCATAAGGCGGGTCGGGGAACAAGGTGGCCGCGTGAGCTACACGAAGGAAAGACAACACTATGAACTACGAACACGAACCAGTAGAAGGAGACTACGACGCATACGGGATTACCCTCGAAGACCGCTATGCAGCTACGTACGAAGAGCGTGCAGACGCGTTCTGGGCAGCAGTACAGGGTGATGCACTCGAATGTTCAGCATCGTGCCATAAGAGCCTATTTGGCTACCACACCCTCGGTTGCCCTCGCCAAGATAATTCAGACCGTGCAATGGAACGCCGCGATGAGGCAGTTATCAGTATGTCTCTTGGAAAATAGTATGGCTTACGACTGGAACGACAATCCGCTAAAGAACGTGAAGGTGGACGTGCCTGAGTTCTGCAAGGATAGGAATCATCTCGGAGGCTTGCTTATCCGTGGCTACTGTCCTTCCTGCCTGCGCACGATTTCACTTCCTAACGACGATACGAAGGTGTTTGAGCGTCTTGAAAACATTAAGAAGCTCGGCGTATGAAGTACGGATTTACCGCCTACGAGGTACAGGCTCTCCGACCAAACATTGTTTTGGTACGCGAAAAGCGACCAGACTACTCTGCACTCGGGATATGGACACTCGTTATCACCGTTGCCACCGTATTGCTTATCAACTCATTCCTGCTACCCATGACGGTTGCACACGCGGATACGAAGCTATCCATGATGTCTGACAGGGAACAGGAGACGCTGTATTGCCAGCTCTGGAAGCAGGGCACACCCGTTCAGAATGCAACGAATACGCAGATTACTAATCATTGCGCAAAATTCTTATGAGCCGCGTACTGAAGTTCAGGGCGTGGGATGGTTTAACACGTGAAATGTGGTACTTCGCGCTCGATGACAAAGAAAGAAACGTGCCTTGGTTGGCTGCTAATTGCGAACTCATGCAATTCACTGGCCTTACCGACAAGAACGGGAAAGACGTGTTTGAAGGTGATGTGGTATCGCTCGACGGGAATATGACGGCTGACGATAGTCTCGGTTTTCTACCAAATGGTTGGACGTTCAGCGAAGAAGACAAGTACGTGGTTGTGTGGGATGACAAGCTCGCGGGATGGGTACTTAAAATGGATACCGAACCAGATAGCGCCTACAACGCAAAGTACATGAACCATGCACGCGGACTGCTCCTTCAGGGAAGCGTCGAAATTATCGGCAACATCTACGAGAATAGCGACTTGCTGGTATGAACCTTCCTAACGTAGACCGCCTCTCGTTCGACTCCAAGAAGCACGCGTACACTCTTGACGGTACGAAGCTACTTTCCGGTGTTACTACTGTGATAAGTGAAACGAGTAGCAAATCTAACCTGATTCAATGGGCGGCGAATATGGCCGTGGATTATGTGAAGGAACACACGTTAGACAATGAGGCTGCATACGGTGAATGGGGTGTCATACCTGAGCCTCACATCATTGCTCGACCTGAAAATCTAGCAAAGATTCTTGAATCAGCCCGTACCGCACACGCCCGTAAGCGAGATGGTGCAGCAAGCAAGGGTACAGACACCCACGCATTGGTAGAAAACTACATCAACGAGCGTATAGCTAAGAATCCGAACCTGTACATTCCCGCAGAGATACAGCCCTTCCATGATTGGGCTATCACGAACGGAGTGGAGTTCATCGCCGCAGAGCAACGCCTGTACTCGGAGGAGTATGGGTACGCAGGAACGTGCGACTTCGTTGCGCTCATAGACGGGAAGCTCACGATCGGCGACTTAAAGACCTTCCCGAAGATGTGGAGTGCTGACCCAAAAATACAATGTGGAGCATACTCGCTCGCATTCAAAGAGCTTACGGGGCAGCAGCCCCAGCAATCTGTAATCGTCAGAATGTGCGACCCAGAAGACCCTCGTATAAAAAAGTACCGTGGTAAACCGTTCGATACCTATTACAGCTATGCAATAGAAGAGGATGAGGAAATGTTTTTATTGCGCTTAAAAATGTACAGGTACAACGAAAACTTCGTGTCGCCGAAAGAGTAGTTATGAAAAAACCAGACAAGAAAAAGGAGCCGTATACGTATGACAAATGGAAGCGGCTTGGGTTATTAAGAGCCACCGATACGGAAAGAGTGCTCATGTTGAATCTGCACAGAACATTAGGAAGTATGGACTGGCTACTCGGTAAT